GTAGAACGGGAAATCAAAATCGGTTAATGCACCTAGCCGTGTTTCTGATGCTTTATGTAACGCTGATTGTGTTCCTGTGCCTGAACCTGTAGCGGTTCGACTTACCGTAGCCTTATATGTTGCCCGATAAAACGGGTCTGTTTGGACAAAGGCTTCAGTAAAACCCGTGACCGCTGTTTGTGCCATAAGGGGTTATTCCCCTACGACTAGTCGAGAGACAGCGTAAGCGAAGTAATTTGGAAAGTATCTCCAGCGGTTACAGCAGCGGACGATGACAAAGCACCAGTCCATAAACAGTTACCAGCAGTTGAATTATCCCACAGCGACCAATGTGTATATGTTTCCGTTGTTGAAACATTTGTCCAAGTGATTGTTGCTGATGTTGCGATTGAACCCGATGAGGCAGTAGCCCAAGAAGCAGCCTGACGTGACGTGTTAGCGGCGGCGGCAGTAGTGCCGTCTTCACCAGCGTCAGCCGTATGCAATTTCACATACGTTGTTGTTGGCATTGTCCACGCGGTTTTACCTGTGGTGTGTTCCAAAATTTTTAGTTCGGCGTAGTTAGAAATGGACATATAAACCTTTCGTTACCTGAAGTATAGCAAAGCCCCCACCCGAAGGTGGGGGACTCTACTACTTGTCTAACTGTGAAAGTTAGTTATTAGTTAGTGCCGATTGACGATGACGATTCGATTCGACGAAGCGAAGCCTCGCGGAAGCGACCGTAGCCACCGAGCCAGTACCAACCGAGTGGTTGCAAACGCATCAAGATGTCTGTGACGTTGCCACGAACAATCTTTGGTGTTGCACCGTTGCCGTCTGTGCTGCTGAACGCTTTTGCAAGAGCCTGACGACCCATGATGTGCGTGCAGTAGACGTCAATGCTACCAGTTGTGCTGGTTCCGTTTGAAGCGTCTGTGAACACTTTGGCGCGTGGTGTTTCAATGAAACGTACCGACTCGAACTTGCCGATTTCGCCGTTGTAGATACCTTCTGGGTTCACATAGTTCGCTGGGGTGCGCCATGCTGAAACATCAGTATTGGAACGGAAGTCATACGACACGTCTGGGTGAATGAAACCCATGTACGAGCCTTCAAACGTTGCGACGTTTGCTCCGCGGAGTTGTGCAACAACTTTGCGTACATCGTCTGCGTGAATGATGTCTTCTGCTTGTACCGTTACTCGGCTTGATGGGGTTGTTGCACCACCTGTTGCGTAAACAACGTTAGTTCCTGCGGCGAGAACGTCACGGACAACTTGGTCCATTGAGTCACCAGCGTTGTAGCCGATGATGTTCGCTGCTGCCGAGTCAACATCCAAGAATGCTGTGCCACGGAGTTTCGCTGTGGTTACTACTGCGTTGCCGTATTCGTTCAGAGTTACAGTTACCTGGCTGTCTGAAAGCGCTGTCGGGGTTACGTCAGTTACTTCGTTCAACGTAGATGTCGCTGCTGCGATGTCTGCGAAGATGGTGAATGTGACACCAGTTCCAGGCATTGCCTGTTGTACTGGTTGTACGTCCGCTGCCTGGTCGAAAAGGAGTTCTGAACGCAATGCGAAGTACGCAAGACGGTCAAATGCTACCTGGTCAACTGACAGGGACGAGAGTTGGGTTTCTCCTGCCATGATTATTTATTCCTTTTGTTTTGAGGGGGATATTACTGTTGTTGTGCTGCCCGTGCCTCAGACAAAATTTGTTCTACTTCTCGTGGCGAAGTTGCTTCGTTCAACCTGCGTGCCCAGTCAACTGGTGGTTGAGATGTTTGGCTTCCAGCGGCGACCTTGTTGGTACGCTGCCAGGCTTGCATCTCATCCGCAGATGGCTGATTCTGGGGTGGACTAATCAATTGCGCCTCTACAGCAGCCTGACGGATTGCGTCTGGGTTAAGGTCGCCGTCGTATGCTTTAACGAAATATTTTGTCATCGGTTGAAGCGGGTCGATGCCTGCTTTAACAAATGCTAATTCTCGTTTTGCTGCTTCGGCTTCCGCTACTTGCTTTCGCAGTTCTGCGGTTTCCTTTTCCAGTTGCTTCATCCTTGCCCTAACTGGGTTTCGGGTTTCGGATTCTTCTATCTGGTCTTCGCTGTCGTAGTTGTCAAACTCTGACATATGGCACTCTCCGTTTCTGCCCACATCACATCAGAGGTATGTGATGGCTGCTATTGATTTGTCACCCCGAATTGCTCCGCACGGTTTGGGGGATTACCGTGAAGGTTGTTTAACTATATACCACCGTTTGGTGTCTGTCAACTATTGTCCGACTGTGGTTAGTCCGATGTTGCGGTTGCCAGTTCCTGCGAGTCCCCCACCTGCTTCGAATGCTGCTTGGCGTCGGCGTCGACGGCGTGCGATACGTTGTTGTGCTGCTTGTTCGTTTGTGAAAGTTCCAGCGAGGATGTCTTCTTGGGTGATTGTTTCTTCACCTTGTAGCGGTCTGAATAGCCCTGCTGTTTGCCCGATTTGAGCGAACCCTTGTTGGGCTGCTTGGGTGGATACGCCTTGTAATGCAAGGGATTCTGCTTGTTGGGCTGTTAGTTGCATTCCGCCTGATGTTTTGCCTGCGGCTGCGATAGTTGCGGCGCGGGCTTTGCGTTCGATTTCCTGACCAGAACGTGATGGGTCGAGAATGTATGCTGCGAGGTCTGCGTCTTGTAGTTCTGGGGCAAGCATTTTGAGTTGGTTTAATACTTCTGGGTCAGAGTTCTTAACAACGTTATACGCTTGTTGGATGCGGTTACTGTACTCGACAGGCGACACATCGTTCGCTATAAAATTAGCAAAATCGTTTTGCGTGTCATAAAACCCGCGAGGCAAACCAAGATTTCTATTCACCGTCAAATACGATTGCTCTTGACTCACATACTCTGCTTCAGACAACAACGGCAAATTCTTTTTAGCACGCTCAATGTTGCCTTTAAACCTTGCTTGATATTGTGGTGTTTCACGAATCGAACCAAACAACGCATCCGTGTTCTTAATCAAAGATGGGTCGCCTATCAAAGCAGCGGCTAGAGGGTCAAACAACCCTTCAAGACCGTAACGTCGAAGGATTGCTTTAAGTTCGTTTGATGCCGAACCTGTAAGAGAAGTGGCTGTCGCAAGATTATTGCCACCGCCAGTAGTTGTGCTAACTGGAGAAGTTTGAGTTCTTTCCGCTTGTGCCTGTTTGCCTTGCTCAATAAGAACATTTAAAGCGTTCTGTCTTTGCTCTAAAGTACCCGCACCTACACCAGTATTGCTTACAAGTTGATTGATGTAGGTTTCGTCACCGTATAAACCGCGTGCTTCATAAACAAGATTCGGGTCTAAAGTTTGGGGTGCAGGTGGAGTTATCTGGCGACCACGAGCCTCAGACAGCGCCCGTATGTCTTCTGGTGTCATTGACATTAGCCGAGCACCTTTCCGAAACCGCGAACAATCATCGAACCAGCATCACGGAACAGGCTTTTAGCCTCATCGGTTTCCATGAACTCTGGTTGGCTACGCACAAACCGACTCCACTCAGCGTTAGTCATCAAACGTGCCTCATTAGTGTTCGGGTCAACATAAGACAACAATTTACCCCATTTATTAGGGTTAGAGAAATCTATTGTCTCAGGGTCAACACCCAAAGTTGCGGCAGCAAGAGCCTTATAGGTTGCTGTAGCCTGTGCGATAGTTCGACCAGCCGCTAACTGTTTAGCCAAAGACGGATACAAGTTCTCTGCATCCATTCTCATGTTTTCTTTAATCTGTTCAAGTGTCATCGTTTTGCTAATCAGCCCTTGGGTGTAAGCATTAACATCGCTTTCGGAAAGTTTCAGCCCGTAATCGTTGGCAAGTGAACGGACACTCCTTGCATCGATGCCGCCTGTGATAGCCGCAGATGGTGTTGCTGCTGTGCCCGCTGCACCAGTTTTAAGAATTTCTGCACCAACATAACGCCCAATTTCGTCAGTATTCCAACCATATTTGTAGGCTTGTTTAGCAAGATTCGCTAACGACACATCAGGTAGCGTGTACCCTTGTTTGCCAACATAGTTACTTATTTCTAAACGTTTAGCCTCAATGTTTGTTTTCTGTGTGGCAGGGTCTGATGCTGCTTCTTCGGTGAATGCACGTTCTTTTGCTTCGGTTGTTTTCCACCATGCGGTTGATTTGATTGCGTTAAGGAATCTGTCTTGAGGAAAACGTTTTTCAACTGCTTCGTCAACAATCTTTTTTAAATCTGGGATGGCATCGTAAAGGTCAACAATCCACCCGTATTTGCTTTTGGCGTATTCTTTCCAAGATTCATCAGGTGACGCTTTGGCTTTAGCAATCATGTTCTTGTACAGTTTCGGATACTTTTTGATTGCTTCTTCAAGTTTTCCGCGCACAGGACTGTCTGGGTAGCGGCGTGCTACTTCGTCTAAGAATTGTTGGTCGGCTGCGTCTTGAGAGAACATGGTTAGCCTTGTAGTAGTTCTGACAGAATGCCCATATAGTCACTATATTCTGTGGCTTTGGCTGCGGTTGGTTGCAGTTTGCGTGCCTGCTCTTGAGCGAAAGCGGTTGGGTCTGGTGGTTGAACAACTGTGCCACCTGTGCCAGTTGCTGCGCCACGCTGATATTCGGTTTCCATTTGACCGAACTCTGTCACCATTTTTTTGGTTTGCTCTGGGGCAAGTTTTTGTCCGATGACGGATTGTGCGCCACGTTCGAACGATGGACGCAAATCAATAGGGCTTGTCAAACGAATAGCCGCTTTTTTGGGTGCTGTAGGAATCTCTAAAGGATTCTTAGCATAATAATTTAATGCTGTTTGAATATCAGCACCCTTAACTACTTCATCAGTATTGATGTAGCCAAGCAAATCTTTAACTTTGGCTATTGTTTTATCGTCGTTAATTCTGCCAAGTACGCCTGGTTTCCATCCAGGGAATGCTTTCATAAGTTGGTTTTGCAACCCAACAACTTGGTCTTTCGGGGTTTTTAATATTATTTGCCAATCATTTGATTTGTACAAATACGGAGTCGTCGGGTTATTGAATACGCTTTTGTCTGGGGCTTTATAATTTTGGTCTATACCGCCAGCGTAAATTTGTCCAGTAATACCAAAATCCACGGTTTGCTTTTCACCCGTTGTTTTATCTTCTTTTTCTGGGTCTACTGGTACGGTTGTTGTCGTTGGTGCAACCGTGGTAGAGGTCGTTGACGATGAACCATCTTGTGTCATTCTTCCAATAACCATTTACTCTCCTGCTTCTTCTGGCGGCAAAAACTCTTGTGACAAAACATTCTCCCACAAGTTCTTAAATTCTGGGTAATTATACACTAAAAAAGCGCCTTTTTGATTTAACTTTATTCGCATCGGGTTATTACGTGGGTTTCTTCTCCACAAATCAGTATCCCACGCGGCAGGGTCTTCGGTTTTCAAAACAGACAACAATTTGTCACGATAATTCCAATACTCCAACAAAGCCTTACCAACAGGTGTTTCCAAAACTTTAGGGTCTTTAACCAAAAATTCTATTTCAGTTACCTGGTCTGTGATTTCGCGTGTCGATTCACCAATCTTTTCTTGAACCGTTACATAGGACGGGAATTCACGTTTAACCTCACCGATTCTGGTTCTCATTTCGTTCTTGTAATAAGGGCTTTTCAAAATTTGTTCTTCGGTCAAACCTTGAGATAAACCAAGTTGGATTATTTGTCTAGATTTTTCTTTGACAATGGATTGAGCCAACTTATTTAAAGCAGCATCTTGACGTTCTTTAACATCAGCAGGACTACGCTGCCCTTGTATGCGTTGCATGGCGAACGCTTTCGGGTCGTACTCTCCTGTTTGCGGACCAAAATAACCGCCCACCAACGGGTACTCGTCTAACACGTACCTGTTTTTTATTTGCCATTCAGCGTATTCTTTTGTTGGGATAACACCAGGTTGTGACGTGGTTGACCCAGCCAAAAATGCCCAAGCGCTATCACCATACTTGTTTAGGAACGTTGTAACACCCTCATAATATGATGGTGCTTCGTCGGTAATTTTTCTGAAATCATCCATGATGTATGCGGAAGCCAAATTTTCTTCACCGATTTCTGTGTAGTACGTCGTCATCGATGAGGTTGGCAAAACAATTTTGAACAAACCTTTTAGGAACATAAGCAAATCTGCTTTGGTGTGCGCTTCTTCAAGCAATGCTTTTTGTTCAGCAGCAGTTCTTGGTACGTCACCTGAGTTGGATGCAATATTGGTTAGTACGGCGTTTAATGTTGATGCTCTTAATTCGTCGTTTTGTTCTGAACCGAGTAATGCTGCAAGGTTGTCCGATAAGTCAAGACTGGTAAATTTATCTGCGCCAGCAATCAAACCGACACCAACACCCTGCCCCCACGCTGGGAGTAGATAATTCGCTATACGACTTTTTGCGTTTGGGTCACCGATAGGGAATAGCAGTTCACGGAAAGCCTGCGCTGATTCTGTTTTAGGAATAATCGAATCGAATACGATGCCACCGACACCAAAAAGTCCAGGGACTCCTGTGCCAATAATGCTTAAACCTTTAGCGCTCATGCTTTCTGATGCGTTTAACCCAAGCATGTTTAATACTGGTTTGCTTAAAAGCAATGCTACTGCTTGCCTGCCGTTTGGGTCTGTGTAAAGAATGCCTTGACCTTCGTTTAGTCCAGCCCATTCAGGTAGTTCAACGTTAGTTAAACCTTCTTTTAATAATCTTCCTTTTTCAATGTTTGCTGGGTTATTAGCGATTGCTCGCCCCCATACCTGCCATTGTTCTTTCCATGCATCAAAGAATGCAAAAAGAAGATTGTGTTTGTAGCCAGCGTAGGTTCTATTTTCAAAATTGTAAAGAATGTCATCAACTTTTTGATGACCGTACATTTCGCCTAATAGTTCAACTTCTTTAGCGGTTGCTGTGCCTTGTGCCCGCGGAAGTTCTAGACGTGCGGATTGTTTAACCCATTGGTCAATGTCCGTTTTTTCTAATGCTGCAACCATCTTTGCGGCTTCTCTTGGGTTCATTGCTGGGATAAGTTCAATAACACGTTGCCATTTGGAATATTGTTGCAATGGTGTTCGAGCAACTTTTTGTGAAGTATCGCGGTAAAGAGAAAAAAGTCGTGTTAAAATTCTTGTGTTGTTTTGTACATTTTCTGTACCAACCGACCGTGAAAACGGGGCGACTATAGGGGAGTCAGGATTTGTTAAAAGTTCTCGTGCAACAAAATCTTTAAACTCTGGAGAAGCCTCATAAACATTGAATGCTTCAAATCGAGAGTTTGGTGTCCATCTAGGCGTAACAGAAATTGATACGCCGCCCATCTGACCTGATGCGACTGCGCCGACGGCTACAGGGTCAAGTGCTGTGCGTGTAGCAATATCATTAAGAATTGTTTCAACCCAAATAGAAGCACCTTCAAGGGTGTTGATTGGTGTTGGGGCAAGACGCATTGCTTGAGAACCTTGTGTTTGAACCATTCTGTTGTAAATTCTGTCAAAAACTGGTTTAAGGTCGCCTGTTAAAAATCTTTCAGGCAAAAGCGCGACAGCATCTCTGCCGCCAGCAAGCATCGCTTTAGCAACTTCAACATATTCTGGGGTTTGAGACATATGAACAATATCTCTTGCTGTGCCAGTAACCCATCTTTGGTTGTCTTCGCCATCGAGGTTAATTACACGCCCGAATTCGTCGACCTCTTTTCGGGCGCCTTCCATGACACGGCTTCTTTCATAAACCATTACACGTGGGTCAAGGCGTTCTTGACCCATTAAACCTTGTGCCGTTTCCGCAACGTTGCGTGACATACCTGGAACCAATGTTTCAGCGCGTTGATTATAGGTTTTTAATAATTGTTTAATTTTTGTACGGCTACCAAATTCGCTTTCAAATTCCCCAATAAGTATTCTGTAATTATCAGCAAGAGCAGTATCCCCAGCGGCTACTGCATCATCAAATTTTTTATAATAATTGTTTAATTCGTCTAGTCTTACAACTAGTTTTTCCATTTCTTTTGCTGTCACAATAAGTTTGCCAGCAGTTGTATAATTAAGCGCACCGTTTGACATTCCAGCAAGAATGGTTGCCAAACTCATATCGCCAGCAGCGGCAAGACGCAGCATTTCGTCTGGGATAATACGTGTCACCATTCTGATAGGTAAAGGCGCGCCAAGAGCAAATGGCTTTAAATAGTCAACTTGCAGTCTTTCTAAGCCTCGAAGAAGTTGGTTATAGAGACTTTTTTCGTTGACCAATTTGCCTCTAAATGGTTGATAAAGTTTCCACAAATTACTTGTTTCACGGATAACTTGTTTCAAATGTTTAGGGTTAACCATCATGAACCCTTTAGCCATGAGGTCTGTTGAACGCAAAACTTGTCCAGTACCGTCATCGAACCAAGTGATTGGGTATCCGTCACCGATGGCATCCATTGACCATTGATATATGCCGTCTGTTGAGCCTTCAAATTTTGCTACATTCGCAATCCATTCATCTGGCACACCTTTTGGTTTTAATGCTGGTGTCAAAATTGTTTTGTGAAATTGTTTTGCTAAATCAAATCTTCTACCTACATCTCCTGTTGCTGCGGCTTTAATTGCAGCGGAAAGCATCACATGTCGGTCCGCTTTAGGAACATTCATAATTTGCATTAAACGATTCATGTCGTTGATGGAACTAATTGGGTCTTCAAATGAAAAAAATGTTGCTTTTGGCATCATCGAGAATTGTCGTGTTTGCCCAGATGCCCAGTAAGCGGTTTGTTTACCTGTTTGGTTGATAACTTGTTTTATGAGTCCTGGGACTTGGCGGATGTTGTATAGCGGGTCGCCAGACAAAACGCCTTCACGTAAAATTGCGTGGATTTCTTTGGTTGTTATTGCGCGACCTGCGGCTTTTGCCACATCAACTGCTTCTTGTATTTTGTAAGCCAAACCAATTGGGATGTTTCCGAGAAACGCATCGTACATTTCGCCAACGTTTGTGAACTCGCCAAGTTTTGTTAATGTTCTTCTACCATCAAACGTATATGGCATTTCGTCAATTTTCATTGGGTCAAAAATTTTTGTGCCATCATCCAAATCGATAACTCCGTGCAGGCGACGAAGGCGTGTTGTTTCATCAATGATTTCAGGAAGATTTAAATTTGGTGGGCTATCTACTGCTGCTAGAGAGTTTCCTGCGCTTTTCCATTTTTCTATTTCGGTGCTAGTTGCTGCTCTGATTGCGTCATCTACTTCTTGTGGAAGAACTGTGCCAGGGGGCAGATAGCCACCGAATCGTGGTGTGTCGGCTACAACATCACCCACAAGTCTTCCTTCAATGATTGGTAAATCTGGGTTTATTGAACGTCCTGCTGCTTTGCGTTCAGCGCTCCATGCTTCTCTAATGATTTCCGCTTTGCGTTCATTGGCAACTGCTGTTGCCGCAACGTCACTCAAACCAAAAACGGATTTGATGCCCTTAACAGGATTGTAGTAAACACCTGGGTCGGTTCCTACTGTCCAAAGAGCATCAACGATGCCTGACATAACTGAAGCCGAATACGAATTTCTATCAATGTATCCTTCTTGGATGAGGGGTTCGATTATTCCTTTTCCAACAGTAAAAGATTGTCCGCCGACTTGCGGTAACGAGGCATCACGATTTCTTATGGCTTCTGTTAAAGCAATACCTTCAGGGAAATATCCGCCACCTAAATCAACTTCTTGATTTGGGTTGATTGCGCGTCGAGCAATTTGGGTAAGAATGTTCCCTTCGATAAGTCCTTGTTGAACTTTTTCCCAAGGGACCATTGGTGCGGTTGCTATTCCTATTCCGCTTCTTTCTGCTGTTAAACCTAGTTCTAACGCTGTTTTTGTGAATTGGGCTGCACCTAAGAATGCTGCGCCAGCGGCTTTTGTTGCGCCACGTATGGCGGCTGCGGCTGGTTCTGTTATGCCTTTAATATCGAGTCCCATGCTTTGTGTACCAACTCTGTCTGGGACAATGAACGACATGAGTTTGAATGGGCTTTGAACAACAGGCAATGCGCCGCTTACTGCAGCACCAGGAATGGCTTGCAGGTTTGCTGCAAGGATATCGCCACGCGACAAATTTTTTGATTCTATTCTCGCATCCAACATTTGTTTCACATACGGAAACTTTGTTCCTAAATCTTCGTAAGGTACGAAAGAATCAGGGTTTCGTACAAGTTTTCCGTCAACAGATTTGTAGGCATCCTTAGGGGACATGCCTGGGATAGCGTTCCATTCTTCTTCGGTCTTAGATAGCAATAGTTTGATGACTTGTGCTTCTTGTAAATCTAAAAGTTGTTTAGCGTCAGTAATTTCTGGTACTTGAAGATTGCGCCAAAAACCGCCTGGGTCAACTTCATCCCACCAAGAAGGTTGTAGTTGTCGACGAATATTGAAATCAAGATTTGGTGTTTGTAATAAATCTACAAGGTCCCATTGTTTTGCTGTTGGTGTTGGGCGCATCGCACGGTTGCGTGGCTTTACAAGATTTTCTCTGTTGTTGCTTGCGTTGCCTGTTTCCAATGCGCGGCGTGCTGTGTGTTCGTGGACTAATCGTGCGTCGATAGGTGCGTCAGATAGTCCGATTGACGCGGTGATTTCTGGGTCTGTGTATGTGCTGCCGTAAACTGCTGACTCTAAACGTTCAACCCTGTCTGGGGTCATTTCTATTTCTAGACGTCGACGTTGTTCACGGAAGCGGTTCGCTTCGGCTGCGTCTAGTTCAAGTTGTTCATTCGTTCTTCGCATTAAATTGAAACGTTTTCTAGTTCTAGAAGAAGTTGCAGTAGGGCTGTGTTTGGTGTTTTGGAGTAAATGTATCTGACTTGGTTGATGAGGTCTTGGCGTGAACCTGGGGGTGTTGCCATCGGCATTGGTTGTGGAAGTACATCTGTTCCTGGACCTGCACCTAACGGGTTACCTGCGGTGACTGGTTCGTCTGGGCGTTCTGTTGGTGCGGTTAAAGGTGTAACTGGTAGCGGTTGACGTTGCTGTTGTTGTGGTGCTGCTTGTGGTGGTTGTGGTGCACCCATCGGTACTGCTTTTTGTGCGCGGCGTTGAGCGCCTGCTTCACCGTAGGTTTGCCCTGGGACTGTTGTTACTGGAAGTTTTTTTACAGGGTTATTTAAATCTGTTCGATTTGAGTAGGTTGCCATTTATAGTCTTCTCCCTAATGTAAGAACTGCTGATGGTGATGGTGGTAGTTGTGCTGCGCCTGCTGGTTGTCCACCACCTAACTTGGATAGTAGGTCTTGGATGTTTGGTGGACCTGCTGGTGCTGTTTGCATTTCTGCGCCCATACCTGGCATCGCTAACCCTGGCATTGTTTCTGGTGCGCCTTGTGGAGCCATCGCTGCTTGTCGTTCTTGTGCGCGTTTCTGTGTTAGTTGTACGGCTTCGTAGAGCGGTTTGTTTTTTTCGATTGTGAGCATTGAAAGGTAGGCGAGGTCGTCAGGTTGATATGGACCGTTAGGGTCGGCTGCTTGAGCCTGGATACTAGACAGGAGTGCCGCTTCCATGGATTCGGCGGCGATGCGGTCTTTTTCAAGTTCTGGGTCTGTGATGAGCGGGTCTGATTCTCGTGCCGATTCTTTAGACATAAGACCAGTACCGAGGCGTTGACCAAGACCAACAATGAGACCGTTAACGTCTGTGCCAGAAGAAGGATATGTAACATAGTGGAAGTCCGTTTCGAATACTTTGTTTGGTACATAGTTTGTCATTCCGCCAGATACTCGACCTGGTATGAAGAATGATTTCTTTTGTGCACCCCAATAGTTTTTTTCAATTGCGATAGCGATTCTGTCTTCTTCGTATAGTGCTTGTTCGAAAACTGCTTGTGCTTCTTGTACTCGGAAGTCGACGGTTGCTGATAGTACGTTTTCGCCTCGGCGTCCTGTTCGGATGTTTGAACCTGATTCGCCACCGAACTCTGCTGGGATAGCACCCTCTAAGCGTTCTTGTCGTTCGAGTCTGTCTAGGGCTGTGTCGGTTTTGTAGCCTGGGTTTGTTTGTAGTTGTTGGATGTCTCCGCCTTTTACTACACCTAACTGTCCTGTTTTGCCGTCGGCGACTTGAATAATTTCTGGGTTTTCGCCTGCGCGTGCCACCAAGTATTCGTCTGGGAAGATTCCGCGTTCGATTGCGATTTCTGTGAGTGCTTGCAGGCGGGCACGTGTGAAGTACATTCCTAGTACACCGTCGTATTGTCCGCGTGGTGTGTCTAGTGAGATGCGTTGCGGGATTACTGTTAGTGGCATCCCTGTTCGGTTTGGTATTCTTTCTAGTTCTACTGTTTCGATGCCTGCTCGTTCGATTGGTGTGAGGCTTGCGCTGTTTTCTGCGCCCATTACGCATACAACTATTTCTTGGTCATCGATGTATTCGAGGAGTGTGAATTGGGTGTCGAAGCGGACTTTGCCCATTCGGAGTTTGCCGATTACTTTGTCACCGTAGTTGTTGATTAGCCATTGTGCTGGTTTGGTGTATGTGAAGATGCAGTCGTCTGGTACGAGGCTGTCTGGGTCTTCGGCTGGTGACGGGTAGGTGTCTAGCGGGTTTCGTACTGACCATGTTGGTTGTAGGGTTTTGAAGTTTGGTTTGAGGATTACTGGTGCTGATGAGTATGCTAGGAAGTGTCGTGCGCGTCGACGCATTTTGATACCCATTTTGTTTTGGTCCCAGTACGATAGAATGATTTTTTTGCGCAGTCTTGCCATTTCTTGCGAGTCGGCATTGCCTTGTTTCATTGGTGGGAAGAATGGCATTGGCATTGTTGATGCGATTCGCATTGATGTTTGGTCTAAGCCTTGTACGAGTAGATTGGCTACGTTTGTTCGTGCGTTGCGGTCGAGTTCTGATAGTGGGATTACTACGTCGCCGTTTGCGAGGTCACGGATTTCTCTCATGCGTTTGAGGACTGGTCCTTGTGTTTCGCGGCGCGAGTTGTATAAGGAAACTATCTGTTCTACTGTTTGCACTTTGCGTGGAACTCCTGTTGTATTTGGTTGTTCTACAATACTACGTTAGCATCCATGATGGACGCCATTGTCGTGGTGGGAGTTTGATTCCGCTGACTGTCGGGAAGTGTAGTTCGGCGAACCAGTTTGCCATCACAAGGTCTGTACCGTTTTTTTTGTCGGGGGTCCATTTCACGAGTTCGTCTACGAGGGCTAACGTTTTCCAGTTGCCGCGCATTGTTGGGAGTCTTACTGCACCTGACCTGTAGAGGGGTGGGAGTAGTGCTTCGATGCCTAGTTTTTCGTCGAATTTGTTGCGGTGTGTGGTGTGCGGGATGATGTTTACCATTTGTCGGGTTTGCCATTTGCGTACGAAGTCGTGTGCTAACAGGAATCTTTGGGCTGCGTTTACTTCTACGACGATGTGTGAGACTGGGTAGCCGTAGTGGAATGCTCGGTTGGTCCAGTCTTCTAGGATGCCTGTGTATTCGCGTGTGGTGGTGTTGTATCCGAGTAGTTCTTCGGCTGTGAGTTTGATTCGTTCGACATCTATCAGGTATCTGAGGTTTGTTGTTGGCTGGTAGAGCCACCATTGGATGCCCCAGAATTGTGATGGTGATGGGTCGACTGTGATTATTGAGATTACGGGTGGGGCGAGTCCTTCAGGGATTTGTCCTGGGAGTCTTTCGTTGTCGATGCATCCTGTGTAGAGTACGCCGTCGTCTCCGAGTCCGCCTGTTATCCAGGTGCGGCTGATTAGGTTGTTGTCTGCGGCGTCGTCTTCTTGTTGGTAAACAATTTTGAATGTTTTCGGGTTGCTGTATCGGATGTACGATAAATCTTTCCAAGATAGTCGTTGCGGGTCTAGTAGTGGTCCTTCGGGGTATGGTTTGGAGTTGTATTTGCGGGTGTGTGGACCTTCATCCAGTTCGGCGTAATACGCTTTGTAGACGATGTGTTTATATTTTGAGGATTTGACGGGTTCGGTTGCTGCTAATGATTCGGGTGTGGTGGCGTCTGCGCCGTCGTAGTCGTTTTCGTCGATGTCGTAAGTGATTTTTGCTAAACAATGGGCGTATAGGTCGCCTGAGCCGAGTCTTTGTCCGACTACTGCTAGTAGTCCTGCTGGGTCTACTCGTGCTTCTGCTACTTGGTCCCATCTTTCTAAGAGTTTGTCGCGTGTTGAGCCTTCGCGGGCGTTGTCTACGGATGCTACGTCGTCGAATAGGCATAAGTCGGCGCGATGTCCGATGTATTCTGAGTCAATTCCGTATGCTCTGACGGTTGGTTCTTTGTTATCTAGCCCGTTTCCGTCTAGTTGTTCTACAACGAATTCTTCTGCACGCCACAAAGCACCTTTATCTGATGGTTTGAATCTGCCGTAGTCGATGGAGAGGCATCCTTCGGCGTTTACCGCTAATCCTTTCTTCACCAGTTCGGGGTCTGGTTGGATTGGTGCGGGTCTTTCTAAGGTTTCTCTGATGCGCCGCGAGTATTGTTTTGCCATTGCTTGCGAAATTGAGCCAATCATTACTCGGATTGCACGGTTGCGTACGATTGCCCATACTGCTACGTCGTGGAATAAAGTTGATTTGCCTGCACCTGGGGGCACGTTGAGTACGACGAATTCTTTTTCGGGTTCTTCTAATAGTTTTACTAGTGTTAGTGCGGCTTCTACTTGCCATGGGGATGGTACTCGTCCAAGGTAGTGGCGTCTGAAAAAATCGAAGTCTTGTAGTCCGCGTTGCGCTTCTTCACATAGGCGTGATAGTGGGATTGCTGGTGGCAGGTTTACTGCTTCGTCTAATGATTGTTCGTATTCTTTGTGTTGTTTGCCGCCTTGGTTGCCGCGGGTACGGGTTGCTTCTAGGACGGCTTGGTCTAGTTTTGCTTTTGCTGCTTTAGATTTCGCTAACCAGTTTGAGCCTGTGTTGATGTGTACGCCTGCGATGCGTGCGGCTTCTGTTATTGATGAGCCTGCTGCTATAGCGGCGAAGAAGCGTGCTTTGTCTTCTGGCGGTACTCGTCGTTTTGTTCCCACAGAGGGAGTGTACTACTTTTCTTTTTAGTCGGCGTAATTTTTTGAACCGCCACCGCTGCTTTTACCTTTAGGTTTCTTCTTAGGTGCAGTAGGTGTAATCGGAATACCGAAACTTGACTGTGTGCTCTTCGAAGGAGAAGGCGTACTCTGATAATTAGATTTATACCCAGGCTTCGACTTGCCACCCTTATCCTGCGGCACACCCGTATATTGAACAAACCCAGTCGGGTCAACACGAGATTTACTAATAGCCGCTAAAATTCTTTGAACAGAATTGTCGTCATCTTTTTTCTTTTTTGCCATGTTGCAAACATAGCACACACCTGCTAACATCAACAGCACACCCGTCGGGATGACGGCAAACAAACAATAATCTTCACGGCTGTACACCCTTTGCAAGGTGCGGGGCATTTAACACCAGGGAACTGGGGTAGACCTCTAATCATCGAATTAGGGGAGCAGCGCAACTAACGACAAATAGTTAAACATGGTGTCGGCTAAAACAATGGCTAACGGCTACCAACCCCCCAAGGGTGAAACGTGGGGGAAAGCAAACACCACCAACAACAAAACCAAAACACACAACCAATCT